AATGAGTTACAAAGATATTCTGTATCTGGTGTTATAGACGCAGGTATTCTTGTAAATGTATCTGACGAAAACTTAAAAACGTTAGTATCACATCTAAAAGGTAAAGAGTTCAGCGACATGAGAAAATGGGTAGTCAATAATCTTGACAATGATCCTGTAAAAATATTTCGTAAGATATATGACTCAATGTATGAGAACTTGCAACCTGAAACTATACCTCATGCAGTTTTAATTATCGCTGATTATCAATACAAATCTGCCTTTGTTGCTGATCAAGAAATTAATCTAGTGGCTTGTCTTACTGAATTGATGTCTCAGGCTAAATTTAAATGAGCTACGAATTAAAAGAATATCTAAACGCCATCAACTTTACAAAAAAAGATTTGATGGATTCAGATGATCCAATATGGCAGAAAAAATATCCAGCATTTATTGTAAATAAAATATTATCTGGCTTTCAAGATTGCATAATGCTCACCAATGAAATGAATAGAAACCATTTCATAGATAAAGATATGCAGTTCCACTTTCTACTAAATAGTATTAGATCAAAGAAAAGGTATAGTCCTTTTCTAAGATCGAGCAAACTAAAGGATTTGGATGTGGTGAAAGAGTATTATGGATATAATAATGAAAAAGCAAAAGTTGCTCTCGACATACTCACCAAAGACGAAGTGAAATTAATTAAAGAAAAATTATTTAAAGGTGGGACAAAATGAATGAATTAGATAATAGTTGGCATCCAGAGAAGATGTTAGAAGTACAATTAAAAGAGCCTGATGATTTTCTAAAAGTCAGGGAAACATTAACAAGAATCGGAGTTGCCTCAAGAAAAGATAAAAAGTTATTTCAATCTTGTCATATATTACACAAACAAGGAAGATATTTCATAGTGCATTTTAAAGAACTATTTGCCTTAGATGGTAAACAGGCAAACTTTTCAGACAATGACGTTGAGAGAAGAAATACTATTGCTCAATTATTAGCAGATTGGGGTTTGATTGCTATATTAAATAAAGATGTTGCAGAAAAGAAAGCACCTCTTTCACAAATAAAAGTTTTATCATTTAAAGAAAAGAACGAGTGGGATTTACAAGCAAAATATAACATAGGTAAAAAAACAGAAGATGAAGGCACCGAAGTTTAAAGATTTTATATCAGAAAAGGTACAAAGAAGCGATATACAAATTGCCATCTTATCTAAAATAAATGCTGACAATAAGTCTGTTGTAAGCAATATGATTTTAGCAGAATGTAAAAAAAGAGATATACCTTGCTATCTTATCAATACATCAGAGGCATGGGTATCAAAAAATGACTTAGAAAAAGGCACACTAACTATTTCGAATATAGATGGTGAAGATACTCAGGTCGAGTTTGAGCTATCAAAAACAATTTGTTTTACAAGAGCAGGTGTGTTAGATGATGAAACAGGTTTAGCCTTGTTATCTACTTTTGAAAATGCAGGTGCGTTTATGATTAATACTAGAAATAGTATGTTGACCTGTGATAACAAAATGTCAGCATATATTTCTTTTGAAAGAGATAATATTCCTACACCTAGAACTGCTCTCATATCAAATGAAAAAAGTTTGATAGACGCACATGAAAGATTGGGTGGTAAATATCCTGTGATTATGAAAACGCTAACTGGTACACAAGGTATTGGTGTATCAATAGTTGATTCAGAAAAGAGCATGGTATCAGTTGCTCAATCACTATGGAAATTTGATGCTGCTTTATTACTTCAAGAATTTTTAAAGTTTGATTTTGATATTCGAACTATTGTAGTTGATGGCAGAATACTTGCGTCAACTAAAAGAATAAGTGCTAAAAAAGATTTTAGATCAAACAGACATAGAGAAGCAACAACAGAACCATATAAATTATCAGACGAAGAAAAGAAAGTAGTATTAGACGCTGCTCGTTCAGTTGGTGGTTATATGGTGGGCGTTGATCATGCAAAAGTAGATAATCAACTTTATGTTTTAGAGTGTAATGGATCGCCAGGTATTGGGTCAAAGTTTGCTTCATATAAAACTGATTTAAAAGATAGAGAATATGTGGGGCCAACAAGTTCAGAAAATGTAATTAAAAAATTATTTGATTATCTATCACAGGATGCACATAGAAAATATTCCTTTACTAAAGAGGCAGGATTTCATGAAAGAATTATTGTTGATGGATATGGACCAGTGAGAGCAAAGTTTGATACTGGTAATGGCACACTTGCTTCTATGTTTACAGTTGATAAAATTGATGTTGATAAACAAGTTGTAAAATGGGAAAAAGATGGTAAGAAGTTTACAAGTAAACTAGAAGGATATTCTGAAGCAACAAGAATGAATATGGTTGACAATAGGCCCATTGTAAATGTAAATTTAACTTTTAATAATAAGTTTTATACAGATGTGCCAATTGGTCTAACAACTAAAGATTCAAGAAGCACATTTTTAATTAATAGAGATTTGATGACTAGATTTAAAGTAAATGTAAATCCAAATAGAAAGTTTGTACTTTCTTCTTGGATAAAAAGAGCAGATGATAATGATACAAGGGGAGTTAATTTACCACTTGAAAAACTTTAATACACGCTTTACAAACAACTTGTATTGTGTTATAATATTATAATGAAAGGAAGTGAATATGGCAAAAAAACATCAAGCAGACAATCCGTTATTTAGAGCATTAGTAAAAAAATATGAGGCAGACATAGCAGCAGCAAGTGCTACCTTACAAATTTACTTTGACAATCCTGTTGGCATAGGCGAACATCCACAACACTTAGAAGAAATGGATAAATTAGTTTGTCAAATAGCAACAGCTGATGATAACTTACAAGCATTAAATAGATACTTTAACAATACACAGATATAGTGAAATTTTATACCAGCGTTATACCATTCAAAGGTAAACTATTGGTACGTGGTGTAAACCATGATGGCACACATAAAAAGTATAAGATAAATTATAAACCTAATTTATTTATTCCCACTAAAAATCAATCAAAGTATAAAACATTAGATGGACGTAGTGTTGACAAAGTTAAATTTGAAAGTATATATGAAGCAAGAAAGTGGATTGATGAATACAAAGACGTAACTAATTTTGAATATTTTGGCAACACAAGATATCAATATCCATTTATCACAGATGAGTTTCCTAACAAGATAGATTGGGATATAAAACAGATAAAATTACTCACAATAGATATTGAGTGTGAAAGTGAGAATGGTTTTCCTGATGTAGAAAAAGCAAACGAAGCATTAATTTGTATAACTGTAAAAGATCATACATCAAAAAGAATTATTGTGTTTGGCATGGAAAACTTTGTGAATGATCGTGATGATGTTCAATACATAAAATGTAAATCTGAAATAGATTTGATACACCAGTTTACTAGATTTTGGTGTGAGTATGAGCCTAATATTATTACTGGTTGGAATGTAAAGTTTTTTGATATACCTTATTTGTTTAATCGTTTTAAGTATGTTATGGGTGAAGAATATTTAAATCAGTTTAGTCCATGGGGTGTAGTAACAGGTAGTTCAGCAATATCTTTAGGATATGCTAGAACACAAAACTATTATGATATTCTTGGTGTTGATACTTTAGATTATCTTGACCTGTATCGTAAACATACATTTGTTAGGCGTGAAAGTTATAAGTTAGATTATATAGGTGAAGTAGAACTAGGTGAAAATAAAACTGAAAATCCTTATGATACTTTCAAAGAGTTCTATCAAAATGATCATCAATTATTTGTAGAGTATAATATTCAAGATGTTGAGTTAGTTGATAAACTAGAAGATAAAATGAAACTGATTGCTTTACATTTGACTATGGCATATGAAGCAAAGGTAAACTTTCAAGATGTATTTGGTCAAGTTCGTATGTGGGATACAATCATCTATAATCATTTACGTTCAAAAAATATTGTGCCGCCTGCAGTTCAAGAATCTAAAACATCAAAAGGTTATGAAGGTGCATATGTAAAAGATCCTGTTGTAGGATTTCATGATTGGATTTGTAGTTTTGATTTGAATAGTTTGTATCCACATTTAATTATGCAGTATAATATATCGCCAGAAACTATGGTGGCATTTGACCCAAATAAAGTAAGTGTAAATAAAATGTTAGAAGGCACTATATTAGATTCAG